AAACCGCAGGTCGCGCGTTCGAATCGCGCAGGAGGCACCAAAAACCCAAGGTAGACGGCTTGCTGTCTACCTTTTTTGTTAAAATTTTTATCGGCTGCCTCCATTTTGCCTCCAAACTGTATGGCTACTGTAAAAGTAGAATACCTGTTCTAATAAAAGTTTTAACTATTTAGATAGGCGTTTACCTCGATATATTCAAATGAAGGGAATTGAGGAGTAATCGCTACTGTTAATCAGATTGAAACAATCCAACGATTAAAGCGGTTAAATTCATTGTTACAAATGACCAGTTAAACGGCTTGTTGTAAGCCGTTTTAAGGCGCATAAAAATGAAAGTGGAGTATTTACCCATAAAAAATACCCCTCTCACCGAAGCGAGAGGGGTAAATATTACTTAATTCCAGCGATGTATCCATCGTTGTTAGTTGTGACTGTAATGTCTCCTGTAAGAAGCTTTCCTTCCTTATCGAAAGCACAGATATTGTCTGCTCCAACTCCATAAAGACAATCTTCAGTTCTCGACCCGTCAGAGCGTAAGTAGTACCAGTCATCGTCGAGCTTGAGCCAGCCAGTAATCATGCGCCCTGTTTCGTCAAGGTAGTACCACTTATCTCTATCTTTATCTTCTACCCAACCAGTAGCCATATGCCCGTCAGACGCAAGCAAATACCAGTTGTCGTTGTACTTCAACCAGTCGTCAGAAGCAAGTGAGCCATCGTCATTGAAGTACCACCAAAGCTTATTCGAGCCGTGACCATCGTCTGCATGCACCCAGCCGCGCATCATCCAGCCTTTTTCGTTGAAGTAGTACCACTTCATGCCGACTCGGTACCAACCAATCGCATATTCACTCGATGACTCACCAGTCTGGTACCACCAACTGCCCTTACCGTCGGTATGCCAGCCAACTTCAGAAGTCGAACGGGCGCCAGTCATAACCTCGTACCAATAACATACACGCTCCATGTAGTGAGCGTTCTGAGAGCCAGCTAGCTCGCCAGGGCAAGCGGTTGCAGCAATCTGATTGTGCGGTCGAACATTACCACCCCAGCGGGGGTAACCAAGTCCATACTTAATGAGCAGCGCAGCAACAAGATGCGCTCCGCTTTCTTGAGTGGTCTCTGAAACCGTCCACGGGTTCGCATGATCGTTAGCATGCTCAATGGAAATACTACGCTGGTTCTCTTCCCAACGTCCTACGGCATAAGCCGTGTCACTCTCATAGACATGTTGAGCAATTGCTCCTCCGTTGTCTACCGAGTAATGTGCACTGACACCGCCATTTGCTGACCACATCGCAGCAATACTGTAAGGTGAAGAGCCAATAGAAGCCTCATGATGGACAGCAATATACTCAACCTTATGACCTCCACGGCCTGAAGTATATGATGTCGTAGGCGCCCATACGTCGGCGGTAATCTGCCCTGAAAAGTCAGCCATTAGTGCTCTCCCCCGTCTAAAGGGCTCACGCTTGGTTTGTCGTAAGTCATCGCACGTTCAGAATCGCCAATACCTTTTGTTGTTGGGTCAATCGTGACGCCAATAGCACCCAAGACGGCAACAACCACGGTACCAATGAGATAAGGGTTGCTGATGAACTTAACAAATACATCAGCAAGGCTGCTCCAAGTGGTAAGGTCTGAGTAAGCCAGTCCAAGGTAGGCAAGGACGGGGCTCATAACGATACCAGCCATTCCCAGCCACCACGCAGGGTTGTGAAGACGTACTTTCCAGTTAATCATTTCTGCTCCTTTACTTCTCAAGCTTAGTAATGCGTGAGTCTAGGTTCTTCACGTCGGTTTTGACCTCGGCGAGGTCTGTTGCTGCTTTTTTTGACACTTCGTCCGCCCTCCGTGCCACAATCCCAACCACAGAAAGCTCAGCCGTGTGCTGTGTGAGCGTGGCAGTTAAGTCCGAGAGGGATTGCTGGTACTTGCCAAGCTGCTCATTCATTACTTGCTGTCGTGTTTCTAAGCGGGTAAGGGTGTTAGTGATAGTGCTCTTCCAGGCGTCTTCTTTTTCCTTATCTTCTCGACTGGCACGCTGCCAATTCGAGATAGCAACAAGACCGCCAAGAAATGCGCCAGCAATGGAGACGAAGAAGGAAACCATTTCAGCCGTGATATTCATAACTGCCTCCTTAATGCCTCACTGTATAAGTAAGAGATCCCTGTCGCCAGGCGTTGGAAACAGTGCCGCCCATGTCTTGCAGGTAGATGTTTCCATCTGGACGAGCAGAAATGGCCGTAATCACATCAGCGTGACCGGGGCAGAAACCTGAGTTATACACAATAGATTCTGTACTGTCAGAAATTGAACCGTACTTTTCATGATCTACTAGAGGTGGTCTTGCTCCTTCAGGAATGGTGAAGGGGCATCTAACTGCGTCATAAGCCACGTTATTTGCGAGCCAGCCTCGAACCTTAATAGTTACAGAATCACCTGTGCGGTATATGTGCCAGTAATTCTTATAACTTCCCTGATCTTGCAAAATCACCGTCTCAAAATCGCCGTTATCATCTTGATAGAGCGTATTCGCAAACATAAAAAGCTGCTCTGGCTTAGACGCAACAACGCCATTAAGCTTTACACGATAGAGCGGGAAGTAGTCTTGAGCGTCACCATTTAAGACGTTACCTGCTGGTACTAATGGGTCCTCAGCTTTACCAGATGTCGGTACACCACGTAGAACCTCAAGCTTTGCCGACTCAATTCCCTGCGCATTACGCTCATATTTAAGGCAGATAAAGTCGTTACGATTCTGCCCTTGAGTTCCAGAAGTGATTGTGACCTGCTCTGGTGCGGTTACACTCACTTGTCTACCATGCAGAGAAGCGTCACCGGTTGCAATAGTGACTCGATTGGCGCTCTCTTGTGTGGCTGCTAGACGCTTACCAACCGCGAGAACGACGCTCTTTTCGCCAAAAATGCCAGCGTGTAAACGTCCTTTATCCGCACCGGTAATGTGAGGTGCTTGACCCTGTCCATCGACACATGTGACTGCCATATTAGTTCACCTTGCTTTCAAACTCTTTGAATGAAGCATCATGTTTTGCAAGAAGCTCAAGATATGCTTTGTAACAACTCTCGCAATAAGTGCGATTCTCCTCTCCTCGCTGTGACTGACGCTTAATGTCATGCCATTGAGCGAGCGAGTATGTATTGCTTGGAGTAACAAACTCAGACTTACCGCATCTGTCACAGGTATATCTGGAGCCTTGTTCTTTAGCCATTACGCCGTCCTTTCCCACTTAAAACCGTCAAGTGACGGCAGGCGTTTCCATGTACCGCCGAGGCTCGATGGATTAAATGATTTAGTTGTTTCATAGATTGAACCGATTGGATGAGCAGCCAGGAAGCCTCCGCCTTGGTTGGCTCCCCCACTAATTTGAAGGGTCACCATTGATTGAGTGATTGCAGTAATCCGTCCGAATTCGTCTACTGTAAGACGCGGAATCGCAAAATTGGCATTATTCCCAGCCACAATTGACTCTGAAAGGCCGTATGAACCAGCCTCTGCACCAGAACTTTGAAGGCTTAAAGTGACGTTGGAACCCGTCTGGGAAACCGCAAGCGGCCCTGTTGAGGATACATTTTTAACGCTTGAGTTTGCTGAGACTAATGCATTGTTGCCAATGTCTTTTGCCTCATGCGCTTGACCTTGAGCGGCAACCGCAGCCGACTGTGCGGCAGCAATATGAGTCTCAATATCAGCGACTTTCTCATCCGACATAACCGCTGAGATGCGATTACCGACAATACGAATGCCCGTGCCAGCTACATATGTAGTTCCAGCACCTTGAGACGCTCCAGAAGACTCAAATGAAACGCCATGTGAGCCGCGAGTCTGATTTGGTGAAGTCACTTCATAACTTACACTCATTACCCCGCTCGCGACTTTTACTATCTTCTTGCCAATAATCGCTTGAGTTCGTCTACCTGTGTCTTGATTTTCAGCTACGACAACATCATCAATATAAAGATTCAGACCATCATGGACCGTAACGTCTACAGAAGACTGAGCTTGAAGCTCTTTAAGCTTCTTTGTTCCCTCTTTTTCAAGCTCTGCGTCCTCAATATTGTTGTAGTCATAGAGCATGGATACTTCATCTTGGCCAAACAAACTCTGCGTCTTTGAAATGCGCCCCGCACGGTCTGCATAGAGGTGAATAACCGTACGACTTGCAAGCTCACCTTTACCAGCACAAATTAAGTGGTTCACGGGATGATATGACGTCTTAGATTTGTAATCCAGGGCATCAGAATCAAGCCTGTTATCCGTGAGAGGCTCGAGCCAAATAAGTGTTTTACCGTCAGTTCGTTGAATTCTAAGTCGTGAGCCCGCAGCATTTGCAATGTGTCTTAATGCTGTGTAAGCGTCGCAAAAACGAGGTAACTGACACTTAATAATTGTCTCAGACTGCCCTGTCTTAGCCTCAAATACTGTTGCAAGATCTGCTGCAGTAACAATGCTCTCGATGGCCGTTTGGGCCTTATCTGAGATATTGATGTAATCAGTACTCGGAACCAAGATTTTTGAAGCGAGCATACCGTGCCAGGTACGCCCGCTCCATGTAGTCGTAGACACACCGCCGTCAAGAGAGTCTGAAGCTGTATCTATGATGCCGCCGTATTCTGTGCCATCGATTGATACTAGATATCCATCTTTGATTGGAATCGACGGGGCAAATACTTCAAAAGAATTTCCCGTATCTCCAAAAGAAAGGTCGAGCACATAGTCCTCTGTGCCGGCAATATCTTCACCATCAGCCTTTGACACCGTTAAGATGTCCATGGAAGACCTCCTCTTGTTTCCCACCATTCAACATCAAAGCCAAATGTGCCGTCCCATGAGACGTTCTGAAAGCCTTGTTTCAGTGGTTCAAAGCAATAGTTGCCGCCGCCTTTACCACTGCCACGGCTACCAACATCGAAGCGGTCTGAGACGTCTCCAAGTTCAGTTACAAGTGTGATTGTCTTACGAGTACGAGTGCCATCTACAACAAGACGGCCTCCACTTGGGACCGTCAGTAAAAATGAGTAAGTGTTATCACCAATCACGATTCGTGGCTGGAGGGCCGTTCCATAAATGGTGAACTTTACTGGACATTCTGATGACGAACGAATTTCAAGCTGCTTTGGCGGTCTCGTAATGCCAAGGTTGTATGGAACATTGGTCGGCAAATTAAGCCAATCGCTCTGTGCGTCATCGTGAGTCACGCTGAAACTTTTAATGTGGCTTTTGTGCCATGACCCTTCTAGCAAAATAACTGTAAGAGCAACTGTAGCCTGATCATGAAAGACCGATTGAACCTCGCTTTTAGACACATATACATCTTGCGACCATTCATTGTTATAGACGAGCGCTCCTGGCTTTTGATTGTTGAAGTCAAATTCAAATTCCTCAGCCATTGCTTCTGCAAGTTCAGAACCCTCAATGAAGAGATCTAACGTAACTTCTTGAGCATTAGACGAAATGCCAGAGATAGAACGTGCTCCTAGCGTGTATCCAGGCTTGTAACCTCTAAGAGATGTGCCAGTACCAATTGATGCTTCTGGCACATCAAGCTCAAAGATATTACCGCGGGAAGAAACATACTTGAGTTTATGCATTCGTCTTCACCGCCTTTTGAACCGCTCGAGCAAAATCACGGTCTCCAATATTGTTAGAGTTCTCATCAATAACCTGTCCGAGCTCACCGTTGCGCATGAAGTCATAGATATCTGCAAGCGTGGTTGCGTTTGCACGCTGCTGCCTAGAGTCAAGCTCGAAAGCTGCACGATAAATACCGTTTGCATTAGCGTCAGCAACTGCTGAGAAGCTCAGAGGACGGGCATTACTAAAGACATCATGTACACTTGATAGAGCACTCATGGCCTCTGTTTCAGCAAGTGCAGAACTTCCCTTAATCCCTCTTGCAAAGTCTCTCATGAGGGCACGGCCAGAATACGTCGTGTAGCCATGACCTGAGAATGGTCCCTTCTTTGCAGGTGAGAATGGGAATAACTTACGAACCGCGCCGAGGGCGTTTGATGCTGCACTTGTTACTGTGCTTACTGCGTCTCTAATACCTTTAGCAAAGCCGTCTAGGAGAGCTTTACCAGAATTAACAAGCCAGTCGCCCGCATTAGAAAAGAAACTTTTAATCTTATCTGGAATGCTCTTCACAAAATCAACCGCTGCATTTAGGCCATCTGTAACTCCACGGAGAAAACCGTCGGCGGCCTCTGATGCTTTTGCCGCCATGTCGACTGCCCAGAGAGCAATATTTGCTAGAAGCGTAGCAAGGGCGGTTTGAACTTGTTCTGGAATCGTCGATACGAATAAGACGAACTGGGCAAAAGCTGCTGGTAAGTCAACAGTAAAGAAGTTAACGACGTTCTGAACAAACTCAGTGCCAATCTGTACCGCTAGTTGAGCAAGTTGGGCACCTAGTCCAAACAAAAACACAACCGCAAAAGTAAGCGCATAAAGGACCATCATTGGTAGCTCTTGAATAAATTGTCCTACCGCTGCGGGAATCCCTTGTACAAATTGGACAAATTGAGTGAAAGCTGTTGGCAATGTTGTTGTAAAGAAACCAACTATGGAATCTACTGCACCACTAATAGCCGAGCAAATAGAATCCCAAATACCAATTACAGCATTTCTAAAATCTTCATTAGTGTTCCAGAGCCATGTAAAAACAGCGCCGAGAGCAACTACCGCAACTGCAATCCAGCCAATAACAGGGATAGATCCTACGAGCGCTAGAAGGCTCGTTCCAACACCACTAATTGCCGTTGAAATCGTTCCAAAGACACTCGCGAGTGCTCCGCCCTCACCAACAAGCTCACCAAAAACAGAAAGCGTTGATAGAACGCCCTCTCCGCCTTTGATAGCATCAAAAGCCAAAGAAGCGGCATTTTTTAGAAGTCCGAAGTCGTCAGCTATCGAACGCACAGCTTTAATAGTCTCGTATGCAATCAAGGCGGTCGCTACAGCGACGATGACGGGCGCAACAACTGTGAGGTTGTCTCTCAAGCCTTGGACGGCGTCACGAGCAAGCTCGATAGCAGACTTAACACCATCAACGGCAGATTTAAGCAAATCTGCTGCGCTACGGGAAGCATCCTCTGAGCTATCGAGACCAGTAAACGTTGTTATGAGGTCACCAATAAGTCCGATAGTGCTATCAAATACGTCTTTTAGCGCATTTAAAGCGTCACCAAATGATGTGATTGCTCCGTTATTTTGAAGCTGATCCATAAACGAACCAACAGTGGAAATAACAGGGTCAAGATACGTGATAACTGTGTCGGCTATACCAGAAAAGCTGCTAGAGAAATCGTTGATTGCACCTGCAATATTAGCTTGGCCAATATGATCAATAATCTTAGCAACAGCCTTATTAATGCGGTTCTGAACATTGGTCCATGCGGTACCAATTGACTCCGTTGAGATACGTGCCTGCTCTGCAAATGAAGCATAGCCAGGAAGACCTTCATTATTGAGGCTTACAATTGCGTTGTTGAATTGGTCAAATGTAATTACGCCGCTTTGCATGGCCTTATAAAGGTCTGCTTGGTTTGCATTAGCTCCGAGTAGGGCTTTAGCAATCTGGTTCAGCTGTCCTGGCATAGCTTGAGCAAGAATCTTCCATGACTGCATATCAACTCTGCCTGTCGAAAGCATTTGGGAATACTGCTCAAAAGCAGAATTCATTACCTCTTGACTCTTGCCGCCTGCCAAAAGTGCGTTATTAAATGCCAGGGCAACATCTGTTGCTGTGGCAAGTGAACCAGACACAGGCGCAATCTTCTGCACTGATCCAACAATGGCATCGAGCGATGTTGGAAGACCATCAATACCAGCTGAAAGTCTTTCAATAGTCGCTCGTGCGTCGTCTGCAGAATAACCAATAGATGACATAATCTTAGGGAAGTTTGCAATTGTATCGACGCGGTTGACTGCAGAGGCAATTGAGCCAGAAATCGCATCTAAAGCGCGTGATGTAACGCTCGACACAATTCCTATAATTGCACCGGTTGCGCCACCAAAGCCGCTTGCATAGTTTTGAGCGGCCTGTCGTCCAGCATTTGTATGGACAGACACTGCCGCCTTATATCCACTTCCCAGTGCTCGCTTTACATTAGCACCAAGGTTGTCAAATTTAGGAGTAAGAAGGACGGAACCTCTTACTACTGTTCCAGCCACTGTTCACCTCCTAGCGTTCTCTAAAAAGAAGCTCCTCAACGCGGTCCTGTGACACGTTAAGAAGCTTCTTCTTACTTTGTTCTTGTTTCAGTTCTGGACGCTTGACCGCGTCAGGCTTTCTGCCTTTACCTCCGGCTTGTTCATATCGAAGATACGAAAGGTTGTCGACCGCTAGTGCAAGCAAATAGTCACTATTGGACCAATCATTTCTTGGGTCAACAGAGCATACTGTTCTAGAACCATGAGGGAGGTTTATCATCAAATAAAACAGACGCTCAAACTCGCAAGAGTCAATGAGCGTCTGTAGCTTTACTTGGTAATACTGCTGAAAGTCTGCTTCCAGCTTGCCCCTTTTTGTGTCATCACACAGAATTGGAGCAAGCGGAATTAGTTTTTTGCGTCAAGTTTTTCCAGAAGAGCGGACTCAATGCGCATAATTTCTTCAGCGTCGTCATATCCGAGTTTAGCGGTTACGACTTCCACAACATGATTGTCAACATTGCCGCTAAAGACAAAGTCGTAGAGAGCAAGTACAGGAGAAAGTGCTTCTGGGCTATTTTGCTCAGCATCGCTAACACGAGCCATGCGACGCATAAACTCACGAGACTTAATTCTGCGCATGTCAACGACATACTCTTCACCCTCGAATTCAATTATGCGCTCATATGGAGCGTACTTAGGCTTATCCTGTACGAAGTCAAGATAATCGTGCTCCAACTTTGCACGTGAATTTTCTTTCTCCGCTGCGAGCTCTCGAAGCTGCTCCGCTGACATGTTGGAAATATCCATATTGAGTCCTCTCAAAACTTAATTAATGTACAACGCCAGGAGTCGCGCTCGCTTTTGTGGTGTCGTAGAAGACATCACGATAAGTATCACCGTCAAAGACCTCGGCTGGCATACACTTAATGGTTGGGGTGTAGCCAAGGAAGTCAGAGCTGTTCTGCTTTACGGTATCGCGCTCAAAAATACGTCCAACAGGGATAATAGAGCGCTTGACCGTTGTCTCATTAATGACCGCGTCAAAAATGTAGATGCGAGGCGCGGTAAAGCGTGGGTTGTGGCGAACGGTAATAGAACCGTCTGTCTCAACCTTGACGTTATCGTCTCCATAAATGACCTTCAAAATAGTCTCAGCAGACTCAAGGAATGTCACCTTTGCAGACTCGGAGTACTTAGAGATTGAGGAACTAATGGCATTTCCTCCCCAGTCGTTCTTATCCTCTGCAGAGAGATCAACAGAAAACTCAACGCCATCCTCAGAGATATATCCAAGTGACTTAATCTTGCCAGGGTTCGCGGTCATCAGATCCTTGATGGTCTTCTTAACATCAAGAAGCGTCTTAATGTCAACGCTTGGGTCAACGACTGCAGCATATCCGCCAGGACGGCCCTTTGCTGCTCCAACGGAATTTGCATTGTAAATAGCATCAGCCATGATTACTCCTTACAGACGTGTAGTGATATACACGTCTAATTGATATCGATATTTCTTTGAATCCGGGTCTGGAAAGTCGTAAATACTTTGCACTTCAACCTTGATAACCTTGTCAAGCTCTTGCCAGCACTCCAGCAAAAGAAGCCTTATTGCCAAGGCTAGCTTATATGCAGCGGCATCCGTGGTGCTCCAAGCCTGCACCGCAAGATTAGCCGTATCCCAGCCAATCGTAGAGCTTCCTCCGGTTCGCGTAATGGTAATAAACTCTTTTGGTTCGCGGGCGGGAACTCGTGTTGAAGCAGGAATATTGAGCTTTTGACTCATATACTTAGTAAGGTCTGAAAGAATGTCATAGCTCATCCTCTACATCCCTTCTTAAGAATATTGAGCTTTGCGTTGGCACGCCCGGCCCATATGCCGTTCTCTGCTCCAGAGCAGTACACAAGACCTGCAACGGTGTACTCGCGATTAACCCATTTGGCGTCAAATCGAGCACCATGTTTGAGGTATTTTTCTGGCAGTAAAGAATTACATTTTGCAGCACAAATCTGAGCTGCCTCACGACACATGTCAGCCACAGGAGCAGTGTGAAGTACCTCGCGGATACCAACCAAATCAGGTTTAAGCCCCGTGACGACAAAATCATTACCCATCGACAACCACCGCCTCAACTTCCCTATCCCAATCGAGCGGCGTTAGACTGTCCAGATAGGGCTGTGGGTCACCAACGACCGCAAACCTCATGCCATCAAATTCAATAAAAGTTCCCCTAAGGCTTCGCTTATAAGCCTTTGGAAAGTGGAACACCATATCTATGCGGTCACCATTTGGACGCACCGCAGGCAAATCAGATGTCGCAACCGGAGCTGGTAGAACATTATCAACAAGCTCAAAAGACTCTATTCCAGAGGTCTCGTTGCCATGATCGTCTAAGACAGTAGTCACTCTAACCACTTCTACCTGGACACCCCTAATTGTTGCCATCATTCACCTCATGGTCTTGCTTACACATCGGCTGAATTGAGCCAATTCTGATACCACTCAAGCCGAGTCGAGCGCGCTCAGAGCGCGTTACATACAAATCAGCTGTTGGGTTTGCGAAAGTCAATGTCGACTCATAAGGGCCAGCATGCTGACTGTACTGAGAAGCACCCTCAAAACCAGCAGGAACATTCACAGCACGAGAGACAATCGCACAAGTAACGGCGCAAGCATTCTCATCAAATCGAAGGTTTAAGCCTTCCTTATAAGCCGCTTGATGATATGCAATGAAATTAGAACGCAAGAGGGCTGAGGCATCTTGCAAAAGAACCTCAACCCTCTCTGGAGCACCAGACCCATAACGCGCTTCATAATCAGCCTTTGTGGCAAAGCTTCTAGTCTCTGCCATATGAGCCTCCTATTAAGCAGCGGTACCGTTAGCAAGACGGACAAACTGCGCCTTATCACGAGCAACAAAACCAAACATAAAGGTGCACTTAAGAGCAAACATATCACGCTGATAGAGGTTCATTGCAGTGCCTCCAGCATTGATGGTTGCCTGATCTGCCATAGAGACAGTGATGTCCTTGACAAGGCCAAAGCGTGCGCCAGTCCAGTCTCCACCAACGCCAACAAGTTCTGGAGTCTTAGAGGCAACCTTTGCCTGATAAGCTGCACGGGAGAAGAGAGATGGAATGGCGAGAACAGAAGAGCCGCCGTCCTTACCCTCAACTGCTGGGTTGGTAATAAAGAGTGGACGCTGCTGGTTATCCTTAGCCTTAAGAAGCAGGGTGCGTGCCTTTGGAGAAAGTACCCAACCGTTAAGGTCACCGTTAGCGTTAGAAACCTTCTCGAGTGCATCAACAAAGCCGTCATAAGGCTTAACAGAAAGGTCTACAGACTCAGCATCTGCAAGGGTGTCAAAACCAGTGCCAGGAGCAGTGCCATACATAATGGTAGCGTCAACCTTGCGACCAATAGCGCCTGGAAGACGATTCTGAAGCTCTGCAAAGATAGCCTCATAGTTATCCTTGAACTCATTGGAGAAGAGCTCAATAACAGTGAGCTTATAAGGCTTCATTTCCTTAACACCAAGAGAGGTGTTGGACACCTTTGCCTCTTCGCCCTCAGCGGTAAAAGAAGCCTCTGGGTCACCAGTTACAACTGGGATGGTCATGCCGCGGCCAGGAAGCTCGATTGGAGTTGCGAGCTGCATAATTGCAGACTGGTCTTGGACGTTTGCAAAGATCTCATCGGAGAGGTCTTTTGGAAGTGTTGCAGAAGTTGTCAAAATACCGGTTGCCATACTTAAATCCTTTCAATTAGTTGAATGTTTCGGCCATGAATTGACCAAATTTTTGTGCTGGAGTTTCTCCAGCCTGTGTAGAAATACCTGATTCTGGAATGATTGGAGCAGAAGGCTTTTTGGCGAACGCCGCTACGGCTTCTGCAAACGTCTTCATGCTCTCTTCATCTGCGCCCTGAATGAGGTCCTCTGGTACCCCTGTGGCTTTAGCGACTTGCTTGCGCATCTGCTGCAATTTAGCGTTCTCATCACGTGTCTGCAGTTCACCTTTAAGGTTGTCAACCTCAGCGAGTGCCTTTTTCAGCTCCTCGGAGCCACTCTTTTCGAGTTCGTCAAGCTTCAGAGCTTTGGCTTTCAAGTCATCATAATCAGAGAACTCAGAGCGTACTTTCTCACGCTCTCTTTCCAGCCTGTCTTTCACGATCTTGTCGAGCTGCTCTTGAGTGGTTACAGGTTCCTTCAAATCCATTTCTTTCCTTTCAACAGGTTCCGTCCGCTCGGACGTTTACGAGTAGCATTGCCCTTGCTACGAGGTAAGTACCGCTTTCCCGCAACGGCTGCGTATATGAAAAAAGCCACTTTTCAGTGGCTTAAATCAACAAAATTGGGTATAATTGAATTAAGAAAACTCGCTTATTCTATTTAATATGGATTAAGCGAGTTTTTAATTAGCATTTTTTAACTTACTTCCTTCAATTACTGATACCGTAAATTTCACTTTGTACTTATTACAGTAATCAACAGCCACTGGAATAACATCATTAATAGACACGTGCGGGTTATCAGTCACATCAATAATGAGTCTTTTTATACCTTCTTTGTTTCTAGAATTTTCAATAGAGTTGCTAACTATATTTTTTGCTGAGATAGACTCTCTTGGTGCTTTTAATTCATACCCGTTTGTCATGTCACACCTACCGACTATAACCCGTGAGCCATCAGGTAAATCCACTGAATAATGGTCCTTGATAAAATCCACTGTAAGTCCAAGTTGTCTCATTCTTTGAGCAGTTACGTACTCATGTGGCTCCACTTTTTGTTTTGCAAATTTATAGTCTCTGACTACCTCATTTTTCTCTCCGTAATTTTCAATGTAATGTATTGCAGGCGGAGCGCCAGTATAGAGCCACTTAAAGTCTCTTCTTTCACATTCGGAGATAATCGCAGAGCGATTCTTCCAAACAGGCTCAAGACCAATTGTGTTAGCACACTCAACCCAGCGAGCGTACATTTCATCAGGATTATATCCTTCGATAGTTGTCTTCTTTGTACCTGGGACGATTATGCAATCGCAGTGCAAGTGAAACTTGTGTCCAGCCCCACCTGCACTAAATTCAGACTCATAATCAAAACCACGCGTAGAAAGCATAAAACAAAAACCGCAGGTTTCCGCGCCAGATGGAACTCTTGCCCACCAAATTTTTGACCTAAGTGCGCTTCTGTGCATATTGATATTTGCTTCACGCTTAACGTAAAAACGAGTAAGCGCAGTACAAGCATCAATAAACTTCTGTTTGTTACCATCAACTAAGTCTTTTGCGAGATAGTGAACTTTTTTCTCAACTAAGCCTTGCTCAATAGTTTGTTGGTAGCGAAACTTTGCCTTAATACCTTCCTCTCTAACTATTTCATCAAACAACTCTCCTGCAAGCTCTCCTGCTTGAGGAGAAAAGGCGTTGAGGGCTTGTTTTATTGACTTAATAGCCATGTTGCGAAGCTCTGCTACTGAAGAGTTAGGATTAGCAGTTCTGAGCGCATCATAATAGTCAGACATAAATTCAGCCGCATCGTCTGCGGCTGAATCAAGCTCTTTTCTGTATCGAGCAAGTCTATCCTTGTTTACCCTCATCAATTACACCGTCCAGCAAGTCTTGATTATCAGCTGGGGTCTTTGTAGCCTTAGCCGCAAAGCGTGCCCTAAGAAGCTCTTGTGCTGACGCTCTCTCCCTGTCACTTTCAAGTCTTTGAACTTGGTCATCAGTAAAGCCCAGTTCCTCAAGAAGAATCTCAGAATTGACAATCCATGGGACAGCCTGGGCAATTTTGAGCATGGAATCAGCCTGGGAAACGATTGACGGCATCGCAGGATTGCGCCATTTAGCCGTGATATTAGGCTCTGTTGTAAGCACCTCAGCAAATGATATGTTTCTCTTAACTGCCAACGCCATAAGAGCAATATCTCGAAGAGCTTCACCGTTGTCAGCGTTGAGGTTTTGAGCATCAACAACCAAAGGCTCTTTTGCGGCGTAGATTGCTTCTGCTGAACTTGGGTTATCAGATACAATTCCGAGTTCTGATATTGGAACATTCGTCTCAGCAGAAAAACGAGCGGCAAGTGAGCGCATGTAGTCAATATGCGGCTGCATTGAACCCTGTTGCAGCTGGCCGAACGTTGGAGTATCGCCATCAGCGTCTTTTGAGACTGCAAAGATTGAACCAATATAGGCATCCCATTTTGAGAGCTTGTTGAGAGCATCTGGGTCAGCACCAACAAGATACTTTTGAGGTGCTGTCATAAACTCTGCTGCAACTTCAGCACGTACGCTTGAGCGCATTGCATCATCAGTCAGGTCCATAACAGCTCGAGTGATGCGTGACTTACCGAATGGACGGTCAAGCGTTGCCTCGTAAACCAAAGGCTCCATGAGGCATCGGCCCATTCCATGCGGAATGTATTCAGCAACCCAACGAGTCGAATCGAGTGGTCTACGGATACGGATAATATCGGTATCGGTAAAGACATTAATCCACGTTGGGGCATTTCTGTGATTCGGTCGATTGTCACGATCAACTACGACAATGCCAGCCTGAATACGATGTAACCGTTCATCCCAAAGAGCGGCGGCGGACACTGCAGAATATGCTGAGATAATAACCGCAGGCTCTCCCGCATCAACATTTCCAGCGGTAACAGTAAGAAACGCACAGGAATTTCTAAGTTGGCCTTTAACGGCCTTACGATAGCGTCGCTTGAGGGCATTTTCACGAACAATAGCCTGTAATTCCTTGGCAGTATCCTCATCCGTGCAAGTAAAACCATCGAACTGAGAACGGTCAGCAAGAGCGTCTACAGCCTTTGCTGGCCATGAAATAGCCTGTTCCAAGTTTCTTAAGCCGTCAGGTACCGAAATACCGAGCTGCTGAGGCTTTATATGCATGAGATAGTAGCCATCACGCAAACGATTACGTGCAAGGGTCTTTGAGTAAACTGCACAGAGATTTAAAACTGTCTGTCTATCTTCTTTTCTCAGTCCAGCCGCTGTTGCAATTGCAACAGGAATAATTCCAATTGTCACCAGACTACCTGCTTTCTAGCTGGGTTTCTTTTAGTGGTCCTAACTCCATAAAGTGCAAGCGCCGCAGACTCAGCAGCGGTACACGTTGCTTTTGGAGAATCTCCAAATCCAAAGCCACCGTTATTTCCAATTGCACGCCTGGACGAGCCTGTAACAGACTCGTCCAGTGCTGGAGAGGGGACGTGACATATGTTGTGTGCTCCAACTTCATCAACAAATCTTGAAGCTGCCGCTACAGCCTGTTTTGTATCGCAAAGAACAACGCCACGCTTTGGAAAATGTAGCTCCTGCAAGCGTTCGGCCAGCTGAGTTGCGCCAGAACGGCCATCAATAACCACGCATGCAATGCGACTCTCACGTTCCTTGATCCATTGAGCGAGGTTTTGACCAGCACCATAAGCGTCTGCGATATCCACGAGCTCAACATAAGCTGTTGGGTTATCTTGCTGAGTTAGAGCTGCTGAAATTGCTACTTTCTTTCCATCGAGCGAATATTTGATTCCAAAAGCAAGAAGACCATCGTCATAAGGCTCTTCTGTTATGCACTCATTCCAGTCATTTGCATTGACGATATACTCAACTGAAGTATCGAGCGTTGACCACCAACCAAGACGCTCACGAGCAAATCCATCTTTTGTCATCTGATGCCATTCATTGAGTACTGCTCTTTCCGTAATGCGAGAGCCGAGAGCCGGATTAGTCTCATAAGCAAGGTCAAGTGCTTCTTCATCGCTGGTACCCTCTCTCGGAACAGATTCTGCGGCCCATTCAAGCCACCAAGCCTCGCCAGGACTGTCGGAATGAGCTGTATCGTGCATTCGTTTGAATACCGTTCCTCTACAGGTTGGGTCTGGCGGAGTTCCAATGTAAATGACTTGAGGAGAACCATCTTTAGATGCAGAAACAGTTGGCAAAATAGCATTTAACTGAGCGTCTGTAAGCTCCTGCGCCTCATCAATAATGATGAGCGAGCGTGTACCTCCTCGTGCCTTTGAGGTCGTGCGAGTCGAGAACTTAAGTCTTCCGATTGCGCGTTTGCCGCTTTTGTAATGTCCACAATCAAAGAGCAAGTACTGCTTTCCTGGCTGCCTATACGCCTTAAGAAGAAGTTCAGCTAAATCTGGATATGTCTCATCATCTGTAAAAAGGTTCACGATCATATCAAAAAACTCATCAACGGTATCAGCATTGTGGGCTGAATAGACAACGTCCATTCCACAAATCGCCGCACACCAAATTCCATAGAGTCGTGCGGCAAACGATTTGCCATTTTGACGCGGCTTGGCTGCACCAATAGTTTCAGCCGCCGGCATACCTTTAGCGTCTTTAGCCATGTAAAGTTCAAGCTCGTATTTTTGCGCATCATCAAGCTTAAACCCGTAATGAGAAAACATATTTATGCAAGCTTTTGCATCAGAATGATGATATTTTCCAATGCGTTCAAAGGTCGGTTTTTGATTTCCAACACGTTTTTTACGCCTTGGCATCACGAGACCTCTTTGAGATATGTCTTTCTGGCTCGTTTAGCAGGACTCGGTTTTTTAGCTGCAAGCAACTTCTCTTTTTCCATTGCGTCGACTTCGTCAACTACCTGGACGAATGTCTTTACAATGGCTGCAAAGTCGCGGCCAGATTCACAATCATCTAGCTTCTTTGCCATAGTTATCTGCAGTGCTTTATAGATGTCATACCGACCGCCCTCTCTGCAAATAGTAACTAGTTTCTTGGCCATCAAGACCTCCTTTCAGGCTCACTTCACTGTGGAAAATTTGAGGGTTCGCTATATTCTGACTATGCCAAGGGGCGTCTTTTTGGGGCTGTGGGAGGGCATACCCCCCCTACCACAGACGCGTTCTTACAATAGGTAGTGCATTACCCTTAAGCTCGTCCATCATGCGGTTACCGCGCTTCTGGTTGCATATGCGGTGCGCCGCTTTAACATTCTCTGGGTCGCATGCGGCAGCTCGTCTTTGTTCAAGAGGTAGCCTTGAAACGGGTACAACCTCATCCATCTCGAAGCTCATCGGGTCACCAGCAGGAAGCGAGTAATCGATTGGCATACCGCAAATGTGACACGGTTCTTCTCTTGCAATCATCTGCTTTCGCAACTGATCTCTAGCATATGAGCGTCTGATGTTGTAACTCATTTGCTCACCTGCCTAACAAAAAAGCGCCCTGGCTTATAACCAGAACGCTTATTAGTTCCTTTGTTGCGTAAATCGCTACAATACATAATATCACAAAACACCGCGCAAGAGTGCGCAAGAGTGCGCAGAACTTAATTTCTCGAGTTCTCCATATCTTTACGAATGAGTTCTTTGATGTAAGCATTTTGCTTCTCTTGCTTATTAACCCACTCATAAAGCTCATACTCACCAGGATAAAACCTAAGCTGTTTAATCTTCACTGAACGCTTGATATATGCAGCGGTAGCTTTCTTTTGGGCTTTACTTACAGCCATGCTGTCTCTTTTCAATCAGAAAGATTATGAGCTGACCAACAACCGCACCAGCAACAATCGCTCCAAGAAGACCAACAAAACTAATTGTAATCATCTTGACCTCCATCTATACTAGATACACCTCTCGCAGGGGATTACTTTCGTAACCCCCTTTGAGACTGTCTAGGACTTCTTAAAATGCTTACCTGGCCTTTGAGAAGTCCTTTTTCTTTGCAAACTTGAAATAATGAAATGACTTATTACGTTTGCTAAGACAGTAACAAGGAATGCTTCAAACAACTTACCTCCTTTCCCCTTGTTGCTATCTATTATTATAGTACATACTATATATATTGCAAGCATAAAAGCTAAAAAAGATTATTTATTTTTCAAGAATTTCTCGATGTAATTCTCCTCATCAATCGTTTCAAAGACTTCACGCTCCAACTGTTGAAGCGTCCTCACAGGAGTAAGTAGTCTCTCAGATACATCACTCCAAGTCATGCATTGAAGATAACGCCACTGAAGCAAATCGGCATAGATGGAGCTACTCATTAATTGACATATCCCACCATCACCAAGCTGACTTATACCATAGAGAAGCGTATAAGCGTCGTTGATATAGTCGTAATTGTCATTCATTCTTTTAGACAGTAACGCTTCTAGATCTATGCGCTTATCTACTTTTGTCATCGTATCTTGATTAGAGCCTTTACTCCCGCCAACTGAATAAGATTGTGCTTTTGCCCCCTCAGTTTCTTGAAGGCTCATAATTTGCTGCAATGCTCTTGTATTCTCTCTTGACGCTTCTGCTACACCATGAAAGAACTCTGACGCGGTCAAACCACTGTAATCCATAATTCTCCAAACGTATCAACGTTTAGTTAGAGTAGTTATTTAAATTATATGATTTAGCTGGCTTGATAGAGAGTTTTCAACATTATGTATACAAGTTTTCTACAACTTATAAACATTATTGTATTGTTGAGCGGAATAATCTCTAATTTTTTATAGAAGGGGGCGCAACCGGTACGCTTGCGAGCCTTTCTCCGCCGCTTTGCGAAATTGCTTTGCGTGCAATTCGCAAGCTGCTTTTCGCTATACCGTTACGTTTTTCGATAGAAAAGCGAAGCAAGTATAGCACATTGAAAATCTCATAATGAGCGTATCGAGCGTAACGAAACATAATGAGCGCTACCAACAAAATCTACATAATTTTTAGCCTAGTTTTCTTAATTTAGGGGTCCTAGAACACTCTAAGACCCCTTTGCGAAGGCTCTACCTAACTAATAAATAATTTAATTATTCTTTAGAACGGAATATCTGAATCGGAAAGATCTTCTTCTGGTGCCTGTGGTGCCGTGAATGAAGGCTGGCCCTGATCTATAGCGGTCGTTATTTGAATCCTGGATAGAAACTCAATATCCCCTACAACAACCTCTAGTTTGCTACGCCTCTGACCGTCTTTAGTTTCCCATGAGCTGTAATGCAGCTTTCCATCAATAGAGACCTTTGTACCTTTGGAAATAAAGCGTGAAAGAGCTTCAGCACGCTGTCCAAAAACAATGCAGTCAATGAAGTTAGGAACATTCTCCCATTTGCCTGTTTGTGGGTTCTTGCGATGGTCGTTAACCGCGACGCCAAAGGAAAGAATGTTTGTGCCGCCAGCGGTAGAGCGGAGCTCTGGGTCACGGGTTAGGTTTCCAGAGATATTAACGTGATTAATTGACATGTCAAACTCCTAAAAGTATTTGTCGATGATTTTTTCAACGTCCATTACACGAGGTGAATACGAGTAATTTGACATTTCCCAAACGAGGAACTTATGTGGGAAACCTCTAATATCATCACCATATAGGACTGAAACCCAGTTACCACGAGACTTGAAATAAATGTGCTCAACACAAGCGTTGCTGCGGTCAGTCCACGTCTTCCCATAAAGCTCAAGAGCTTCACACAGTTCTTGACAGGACTTACTTCTCTCCATGCTTACCGAGCACCTCCAGAATCTCTTCTGGCGTCTTAGGCATTCCCGCTTCAGACGAATAATCATCTATCGAATGGATAATAGAAACCTCAAGCTTTAATGGAAATCCTCTTGTGACACCATACTCAATGCCACTTGGCGTTACGTAGTAAGAGCACAAACAACAAAGTACTGACCCATAATCTAATGGAATCCAAGTTCGCTCAGTAGTAAATCCAGAATGGTCTTCCCAAGGAATATTTTGAGCGTCAAGCAATCTGCGTAGATCCTTTGTGACTTTAGAAATAGCCATGCTAATACCTGCCTTTCTCTAATTGTCTGATAATTACTTCTTATCTAGCACTCACTAAGGAATAAAAAGAATTTCCAAGTTGAACGAGCATTTTTGATAGATTTCAACTTGATTGAAAATTGCTAATTGCAACAAATTGCAACAAGCCTTTAAGGCAAGGAGCGATTAGAATTCTCTTTGTTCAATGGTTCTCAAAGCGTCTCCAAACGCTTCTGCCGCTCCCCTATCACGTCCAGGAAGCAAATGAGAATAAATCCTCAATGTCGTTGCTGGGTCGGCGTGGCCAAGACGCTCTGACAAGGTCTTTAAGTCAACACCGCTTGCTAAACACCAAGACGCATGAGTGTGTCTAAGTGAGTGAAACGTAATGCCTTGAGGTAGTTGGAGAGTGCGTCTCATACGGGTAAACGACCTCGAGACGCTTGTAGGGCGCATATAAGAGCCATCAAGACTAATTAATGGTGTAGAAGACTCTACAAAGGCAATATGAGCTTTCTGAAGCTTCATGTAGTCACTAATGAAACTAATGTCCGAGTCAGTAATGGCTATGTTTCTTGATCTCTTGCCTTTAGTGGACTCTCGTCTATATGGCTTTCTATAAGACTCTTCAATGACGGTACCAGATACGTGAATATGCTTATACAGCATGTTTACATCGCTGTATCTAATAGCACAGACCTCACCGCACCGCATACCCGTGACCAACGAAAGCCAGGCAGCAAACGCGCAAGCAACACGGGAGTTGAACTCATTCTCTTGAATGGCTGTAGTAATCCTGGAATTGATGAGAGCACTAATCCCGGCAAACCCCCATTCCTCAATGGAGACGGCTTCATGAACTTCCCTGGACGGCTTGGCCACGTTAATAAGCGGGTTATAGTCGCATATTCCAGCAGAAACAAAGTAATTGTATGCACCTCGTAAAAACTGATGCAGGTTAATTACACTATTTCGAGACAGTCCCTTCTTTAGTAGATCTTGCTCAAATGCGGTAAGTAAAGAGGATGTAATACTTCTTACATCCTCTTTGCCAAGCTTTCTATTGATATGGTTTCTAATGAAGCCTTCATGCTGCCTTGTAGTGTTAGGGCTCGCGCCATTCCTTTGCTTAATCGACACGTACTCAAGAAGCAAATCGGTAAGCTGAGTACTTTTGACTTTGCCATCAGACGTGATGTGTGAAGCCCACATATTGGCTAATTCTTCAGCTTCTTTCTGCGTTCTTGCAGCAGGAAAACTTGCGTATGGCTGAATGATTTTGCCGTTGAGATTTCTTCCCAAGTAAAGTCGACAGCACCAAATACCGTTCGAATTTAGTCGAACCTTTATTGAGCGATTCATCAGTACCGCTCCATGTAGTCGCCCTTAAAGCGTTTCCATTCAATGATTGCGATAACCGCGTCAGCCTTCCTTGAACAGTAATATCCAAGACAGACGCCTTCATTCTTTGCAACTTCCCTAAGCTGCTTCATCGTCATCTTTTCGAGACGTTCTCTGTCTTCTGCTTCTTTAGGGTTCATTAGTCTCTCCTTAGTGGCATGCTCATTACCATCGCGACAATAATTGCGATAACTCCAATACCAGCAACAACCGCAACGTTTTGGGTATCGCCAGTTGCAGGCAGTACAGCCTTCTTCTTTGCCTTCTTCGCTGGCTTTACTGGCTCGGGCTGTGGCTCGGGGTCGCTATCCTGTGGTGTTGGCACTGGCTCGGGTGTAGGTGTTGGCGGTGTCTCTGGTTCGGGCTGTGGCTCGGGCGTTACTGGCTCAGTTGGCTGTGGGCGATTGTCGCCGCTACCATTACCGCCGCTGTCCTGGCTAACGTATTGATAACGTGAGCCCTGCGTAGTCTCGCGGCTCTTTAGTTGAATAGAGTTCGAGGTCGTCTCTGTTCCCTCGGTTTCGTAATACATGAAGTACTGGTTGCCTTGGAAGTCAACGCCGCTCAAGTCCCACGTGAAGCCGCTACCGTTGATTACTGGCTCGGGAACGTTGATACGCACCCAGCTTGCAGGGTCAATGTTGCTGTATGCGTCCATGTGGACACGGTATAAGCGGAATGAGCCAGGAATAATGCGTGTACCTTCTTGCGCTGTATCCTCTAGTACAACGTTAGTGAGTGACTCCGCTGCGTGATTGAGTCTGACCGACCATTCGACCGTGCCGTGGTCGGTTCTAACGCCCCACTTTGCAATGACTTCGTGCTGGATAGCTCCGTAGTGGCGTGTCTCGAAGCTGGTCTCGACAACCTGCCCTGTTGCTTCATCAATGAGCCTTAGCGTGGTTGTGCCTGCCGCTGCGTCGGCTTTGACGTGTGCCGCAAGCCAAAGCGTACCTTGCACATGGTCTTTACCCTCGACCCATGACGTGTATGTGATCGTGACGCGTCCTGGCGTTACTTGCGCGGTTGCCATGACGTTGCCGTCTGGCGCGTAAATGTTGAAGCTAGCCGCGTTAGTTGCTGGAAAGTCGAGAATATCGGGGATAGCCAGCGAGAACGTGTCGCCCTCGTGGACTTCACCCGTTGCACTCCAAGAAGCCGTCAAGTAGATGTCTTGGTTCGTGAATGCAGAGGTTAAGTCCTGCTTGGTCTTGTCGGTAACTCTAAAGCCTGTAATCGTGGTTGGTACGGTTTGCGCGTGTGCGAGAGCCGGAACGAATACCAGTACCGCAAAGACAGCAACAGCCAGCCATTGAAGAATCTTCTTCATGGTAAAAGCCTTTCTATTTGGTTGTAAAAATGGGGAATTATTTATTTGAATCTAGTACACAATCATGTGTACACCAAGCGGCAACAATTACGGAACCTAATATCAATCCTGGAAATGCGGAGCTGTTTTTTACCTGCTCAATAACAAATGAATAAACAAGTAGCACAGAAGAAGTAACCAGGATAAAAGCGAAACAGGAAGAGATAAATATTGTCATTGCCTCAATGAATTTTTTGAGCATTAAACCTCCCTATAAAAAACGATGAATTTAATCGCTAAGTGCAAAAGCAATACCAGCGAGAATGAATAAAACCATAACGGCAATATCTGCAGCACCCATGTGAGTCTCCTCTCTTATTCGATTGTTGAAAATAAGGAATTAAATAAATACTGATTTATTGCAGAAGCTCGTGGCTTCCTGCAATGAACGCTGCGAGCGTCTCAAGTGTCATCGTAACGTAGGTATCACCGAATGACTTATCGCCTGTTCCTTTGCGCTTGTGGACTACGAGTCCGAACTCTGCGTCTGCATTGCCACGCTCTGTCTCGGCTTCTTTGAGCCATTTAGACAGCTCCATACGAGCGCAGTTCTTGCATTCTACGACTACTGGGAGACCACGGAAGAACACTCCTACAATGTCTCCTCTATCATGTATGCCAGCTGTTGTTCTGCGCTCAATGTCAGCTCCAAGACGTGCTGCGAGGTAGTCTGCGACTTGACGCTCAAATACTGTGCCTTTCTGCTTCTGTTTGCTCATAGTAACCTCGTAAGAACGGTGTCAAGAGTATTCCAGAGGCACTGGATAAACCTGTAGTCAAAAGAATCAACTATGTTCATCTCACAAGCAAGCGCAACCTCACGTTCGATTCTTGCCCCTCTAGACGTGTTCCAACCAGGAAGTAACATGATTGTGTCATACTCAGCAAGTGCAGCAACGCAACGCTTCATTGCCTGTCCGTAGTCAAGACAATCCGGGATTTGTGAAGCTGGGCTAAAAACCTGCGTAGCATCACACAGTTTGGCGAGATACTCAGCGAACATGAACAAGCCTTTATAATTCCTGCAGTAAGTAATTGGTCCAGACAGATAGACCTTTTTTCCTTTGATGTTCTCGCCAAGCTCTTTTCCGATTGCGAGATATGCAACCTCCCCAAGCTTCTTGATGATTTCTTCTGCTTTGTCGTTGTTAGTCATCGTTCTCCTTCCTCTCACCCCATGAACAAAAGCCGTCTGGGTTAAACTCTTTACCGGTACAACCGCCGAAAAAGTGATGTTCTGTTGCCCAAAACTTGCAATCTCGACATCTAACGATTGGCTTGTTTGTGAACCAAAGCTTTCTGAAACCGTCAGTACCACCAACGTATTCGCTTTCTTTCATCGCTCTTCCTTCCACGCCAGCTTCTTGTAATGCTCGACTGTTTCGTCAAACTCTTTCATGCACTCTTGAAAAGGGGTATAAGTCCACGAACAACCGGCGTGCCTATATCCGATAATGCACTCATGCTTTGCCTTTAACGCTCGCAAGTACAGTTCATCTGCTGTTGGCTTGCGCTCTGTCACAACGGGAATGCGGAAGTTATTCGGCTTCATCGCGCACCACCCTTGCGCCACAGTTAGGGCAGAAGTCCCATCCATACCCCTCGTCTAGGTCTTCTGAGCACTCGCTGCAAACTTGCGTCTCGTCTTCTATTACTTGATGGCATGTTGGGTCGATTAAGTTGGCTAGACGAGTGAACAGCTCGCTGTATTCGCGCTTGTGCACATCTCCAAAAACAGACTTCATGACGTACCAAACGGGGTTAGCGTCACCAAAATCAAAGCCATTCACATACTGTCTCAGCTTCTCCGCAACCTTACGGCGCTCCTCAGGTGTAATGTCACTCATCGTTATCACCTAGATGCTCTAGTTGGGTAGCGATGTCATCCAATTCATCGTAAGCCCATACGGTCGTACTATCGTCATTCATGACATTTTTAATTCGCTCAACAAGTACCCCAATCGTTACAGGCTGTTTGTGAGTTACGTAATGCGCCAATACCGTTGCGTAAACTGGTTCTGAACCATTTGACAAGAAAATATTTGTATCCTCAAAGAGTGTTTTGTACCCTGTGACTTTATACTCATCGCCGTCGCTATCGTACACCGTGTCACCAATGCGGATAACCTCGCCGTCTTTGTCCACTGGCAACTCAAGCATGTTTGACGTGTCGCAGAGTTCAAAGATAACCCTGGCTATCACACAAAGCTCTCTAACCTGGTCATTTTCGATTAGTTCTTCTTCCCCTGTAAGAGCCTTAAAGAGTGTTGAGTTGGTAATGTAAAAAGTGCCCCTCAACCTATCAGCGATTGCTGTACGTTCTTCTTTAGTCAGCATTGCAAACCTCTCTCTCTTTGTCCTTGAGCCACACAGCTAAAGCTCCAACAAGTCCATAAGCGGTCAAGGCATATCTGAAAGCCATCAGATATGCCACATTGTGCGGCTCAAAAATGCCCAAGCAGTCAGCTGTGAAGTAGACCAGCAAGGGCAGCAAAGCCACAAGAATTATTCTTTTTTTCATGAGTTATTCCTTAGAATGCAAGCCATAGAGGCTTAAGAGAATCCGTTTATTAATGAGCCATCGTTTACCAGCTTTCTTGGCATACACCTCCCCTCGAGCGCACATCTTGCGCATCGTGGAGACCGGGATGCCTAATAATTGAGAAGCCTGTTCAACAGTTATAAGCTCAGTGTTTCGCAAGCTCTCCATAAGAGCTAATCAGCAAGCGGAGTTGTACAGTAAGCGGTAACGCACCAGTCAAAGCCTTTCTGCGTCATCCTGGCATAAGGCTCATTTGATTTGCCGTCTCGACGGGTGCTCATGATCTGCACGAATCTACCCGTCTCAATTCCTCGCTTGGTTGGAGCATTGCTCCCCTGGCAAATCATTCCATCGGCACGAAGAAGTGCGAAAAGACGTTTGCGATTCATGAGAGGGTCGTATTGTGCAAGATATCGCGCGGCGTCTGTGATTGTCATCGTGCCTTTGACGTTGATAACCGTGTCATACACGCCAGCTTTTGGCGCGAGCTCATCAATTCTGACACCCTGCTCGATGATGGTCGTGTCCTTCTCATAGAGCTGACGTTGTTGCTCTTTGAGTTGAGCGTCCTTGCGCTGGATAGCCTCATTGGCGACTAGGACCGCGCGAGCGAGAAGGTCTTCATTGCTTTCAGAGCCATCTGTGACAATGTAACCGCCAGAACGTCGAATTGATGGAAGTACTTCATGAGTAACCCAACGCCGAAATGGCTTTGCTTCTGGCTTACGACTTCTGAGCACAAGGTTATATAAACCAGCTTCAGATACAATGAGCGGCGAGCGCCCTGGCTTTTTATAAACCTCGATACTATCGAGGTTTGAAACTTCATCACATTCAAGAACTGACCGGACATCTTTAACGTCAGTCCCAAGAGCTCTACACACATCTTGAGCAATAAACCATGGCTCACCGTCAACATCTTTCAAAGCTCTTAGCTCTCCAAACTGTTGAGAGCTAAAAACTTGTATACTTGTATCGTCCATTTCAACTCCTTAAAGTTTTGGACACGCTCTCCCACGTTGTCCCGTGAGGAGGGCACTTTTATGTTGAATGAATTAGTAAAGCGGACGACCAAAGAGCAAAAAACAACAAAGTCCGCCGGTAGAAGCACATAACGCTGTAATAAGGGCTATTTTGCTTAGTTCTTTGGAACCGTAAAAAATACAATAAATTGAAAACACAAGAGATAAAATAGATGCAACCAACGAAACAATAAGTGAAGGGTGTTTTCTAATGAAAGGCCAACCTTCTTCCCAAAATTTCTTTAACTCTAAAACTATACGAGATGCCATAGATAAAGCTACCTCCCCTCTACAAAAAATAATTGATGAAACAAACCCGATAGAGTTTGAGGCATTAAAAAACAATCCTGTAGATTTATCAGACATGAGAGTTGAAGAGCCATATCAAATCGAGCCAATCGAGGCGAAACTACATGTCGATGAATTTATTGAGTTGACAAAGCAACAAAATGATTACTTTAAGTCTCAGCTTAATAAATTCGACAAATACGTAAGTGATGCCAAGAAAGAGGCTTGGTTTTCTCGAAAGGTCTCTATAGCTTCAATAGCCATCGCTCTAGCGTCTTTATTTGTAGCAATTTTCAAGTAGGCATTTACCGTTTACAGATTATTACCAGTTGGCTTATTTAACAAATGTAGACATGATCTAAACTTCCGCTTAAAGGAGGTGATGTTATGAGACCAACAGAACTTGAACAAATTGCATTAGAGCTTACAAAGTCCATCATTGCAACAGGAAAAGATTTCGACGCTGATTCTGCTGCAAAGCTTTATGTTGATGTGCTTAAGGCTCTAAGCGCAGAGTTCCCAGATTGCCAAAAAAGAAGTCAACAACGAATTCTTTAATTCTGGACTTTAGCGAGAACTCTAATTGCTTCAGCGGCTTTTGTAATGAACTCGTAATCGTCAGAAGTCGCTGAACCATTCTTCCCATTAGTACGAGAAGCAATATCAAGCGATAGTTGAGAAATGCAGTGATTTACCGCAGCCGATACGTCCACATATACTACAGGAGTTTCAATACTCTTAAAATCTAATGACATTTTGTCCACCTTCCAAATGCTTCATTTGCTTCTTTATCCGTTTCAAAACTACCAAGAAACCACAGGTTCCCGCTGTCTTCTTTAACGTAATAAGCACCGTTAAAGCAACTCTTTATAAGGGATACTCCCTTAATGTGAGATATTGTGGTGTGTGGTGCCTTGGCTTTTTCTGGTTCGAGCTTATGCTCGATTTTAGGCTCCCAGTGATATGACCATGCCGAGCCGGAATTTTGAGGTATTGGCATTTTTCTCAGATCTCCATAGAGATTAAAGCTCTTTATTTTAATAACTAAGAGCGAAGCTTCTGCAAGGACATCACATAGAATCAAAGCGTCTATGTACGCTCTATACGTCTAAAATCCCTTGACGTAGCAAGTCATAAGACTCTACACGGTTAACGCAATGACCATGCAACGTTTTTACCGCTACTATTCACGGCTAAGCTTTATTTCTCCAGGTACTCGTAAAACTCAAAATACAAGCAAGCTTTTGTAAGTTTCCCTGGGACGATTTGCGTCTATTCCTTTTACAAGGTACATAGTGCATGGGAAGTGGTCAGTTAGTAATAAAAATGTTTGTTTAACTAACCTTTTGAGCTAAAAAAATATCGCTAATATCACAGTTCAAAAAATGGCACGCAGCTTTTGCTTGTGCGAGGCTCATTTCCTCTTGGTTTTCTTCATAGCGTGCATATGTTTGACGAGTTACACCCAGTGCTTTAGCGATTGCGTTCTGTTTAACGCCTTTCTTGATGCGATATTCTTTTAGGGTTTTCATTTGACCTCCTCTCTGCCTATTTGCAAAACATATGTTAAATAGACAAACCTTGTTTGTCAACAAAAAACTACTAAAATATTTAGAAAATCAAACATAGTGAAAGGCAGAATGACATGTCTTTAGCACAAAATATTAAAAAGCTACGCTTAAATATGGGCTTAACACAGGGAGAACTTGCTGAGAAAATTAATGTAACTAGGTCAACTGTTACTCAATGGGAAACAGGATGGACGCAGCCTAGAATGGGCGCTATTGAAAGAATGGCATCTGTATTTAATGTTTCTGTAAGTGACATTGTTAGTGAAAATGTGCCAGTTATTTCTGGGGCAATGAAGGCAATCTCTAATGGCGAATCATACCTACCTCTTATATCTCTAGGTAGAGTGCATGCTGGAGCGATTGCAGATGAAGAGGTGTATGAAAAGACTGTAAATGTGCCTTCAAATATTGCTAAAAGCCATCCTAGTGCAATGGTGCTAGAGGTAGAAGGTAATTGTATGAACCGCGTTATCCCAGAAGGCTCTCATGTTCTCTTAGACCCAACAATTACACCTTCTAATGGATCTATTGTCGTTGTAGAAACCGAAGACTACCAGGCAATCATGAGACGCTGGTACAAAGGTAGTAAGAGTCTCATGCTCGTAGCTGATAGCTATGAAGAGTTTGAAGACCTTATTTTTACTAGCAACGAACAGTCTATTAAGGTACTCGGTACCGTCGTGTGGTTTCAGGCAGCTAAAGAATTGAATTAGTTGTATGCAGACAAAAAACTAAGTCCGACATATAAAAGTTTGAAGGGACTGTGAAAGGCTAAAGAATATGAAGTTTGGAATACGCAAACCAAGTCTAAAACGCTCAATATCAGCCCGTACAACAGGAAGACTTAAAAGAAGCATTAAAAAAGCCCTTATCCCTGGATATGGAAAGAAGGGAATGGGAATCCTAAAAGATCCTAAGAAAGCTCTCTACAATAAAATTTATAGCAAGCTTACATTTAGTATTTTTAATTTGTTCAAGTAAAACTAGTCATTACAAGAGTTGGCGGTAGAACATTTAGGAGAATGTATGGCTTTCTGGTATCTAGTGTTTCTCGTGGTTGTATTTCTGCTTTTCAAGAAGCGTCATAAGAAAATACAAAATTCGACAAATGGCTTTTACCCAACACCTCCTGCTGGTGCACAAAATATCCCATTGCCTGTATCTCCTCAAGCACCAAAAGTTAAAACTAAACCAAGTAATGTTTCTATAAAAAGAACGCGCTGGGCAGATTTTGATGTCTCAAAATATCCTGAATCATATGTAGTAGTAGATCTTGAAACAACGGGGTTAGATGTCCATTACTGCGAAATCATTGAAATTGCCGCTCTTAAAGTAATAAACGGGAAAGTTACTGAGGAATTTAGCTCGCTTATTCATCCTCCAAGAGAGATACCGTCTGACGCAACTGCAATCAACCACATCACTAATCACATGGTAAAGAACGCACCAACACTCGACAAAGTTATCCCACAGTTTGATGAGTTTGTTAAAAGATTACCTCTAATCGGTCATAACTCTCTTAGATATGACGCGATCGTTCTCGAGGAGAATTTCTTTAGACGCAATTTTTTATGCGATTATGTTTGGTATGACACATATAAATTTGCTAGACAAATCTTAGAGCCACCGTACAAACTTGTAAATATTGCCAAAAGACTTAACGTCAAACAACACGGCAACGCCCACAGGGCTCTCGCAGACTGCTATATGACTTATGGCATCTACGAAAAGATGAGAGAAATTGCTATAGCAACAACGGAAAACGTAAAATGCATTGAGAAATACACCGATAAAAACACTGAAAGCACAAAGCTTTCTGGAACCATCTTTTGCTTGACAGGTGTTCCGTGCTGTATGCCTAAAAGCGATTTTCTAAAAATGCTAATCGCAAATGGAGCAACCTTGAGCGAAAGAGTAACTCTCAAAACTAATTATTTGATTGATTGCTCTGGAGACGAAACCACAAAAATTAAAACAGCTCGGAAGTACGCCGACCGAACTGGCATCCAAATTGTAAGTGAGCAACAAATACTCGAAATGTTAAAACAAAGCTAAGATGTCGCTTTATTGCTAATTGTTTGTTTCTTAAAGCGTACGTTTCCTCTTAGTGATGGCAATAAATAAAAAGTGGTCCGATATATAAAAAGTTTGAAGGAATTGTGAAAGGGTTTGGGAAATGGCTGTTTACCAAGACAAGGAGAGAGGCCGCATCAAAAAAGGTTTGAGACACATGACGACAATTGTAAGGTAAAAATTCTTACAGAACTAATATGATCTTCAGAAGCTTATATAACCTTAAATAAGCTAAATAGTACTTGAAAACCACTAAAGGAATGTTTAGACTGTTGCCAACAGGAGACACACGAGATGGCATCGAGAAGGAAACTTATAGCCAAGCTACGAGCAGCGGGATTTTATTCTGTCGGCGGTACAAAGCACGAGAAGTTCGAGCATAAAGACGGAAGATATACGAACGTACCAAGACACACTGAAATAAAAGAAAGTCTATATAAGCTGATATTAAAGCAGACAAGAATAGACAACTAAAGGAAATGAAAATGTTGTACTTATACGAAATCGAAATCTTCAAAGATGATGATTACTATATAGCTGTCCCCTTTGATTTCGAGGGGGCTACTGAAGGGTTTTCGAAGCAAGAATGCCTTGAAATGGCTGCTGATTTACTGGCTTCGGAAATCCAACATCGGCTTATGCACAGAGATAACTTACCAGAGCCTACGATTGACAATAGCCCGCAATACGAGGGTAAAATCTACTCACTGGCTATAGACACAGGTATTGGCGCAATACCAAGAATGCTTAAGTCAGAAGCCGCAAGAACACTTGGGATTTCTCAAGGGCGCGTAACCCAGCTTGTTAAATCAGGCAAGCTCGAAACATTCTCGTATCAAGGAAGAGAATACGTCACAAAAGCAAGTGTTGACGCTCGAAAAGAATACAACGACTTTAATGATGAGAGACCTAACAATGGAAACAATTTGGTACAACCTGAAAACTACCAAATTGCAAACAATTACCAAGTCTCTTACAGCAACGTCATAAGGTTTTGCGTAAAGGAAAATCCGGACACGGTTCAAAACTATGAGACAAGGGAGTATATGTAATGGCTCGTAGAGTTGAAGTCTTAACAAAGATAATGACCGAGAATAGAACGAGAAGTATTTCGGCCCAAATATCTAACGACCAGTCCTCCCCTATAACAAACTTTAGTATATCGCTTACCCCGGTTGATATTGAGTCACAACACATCAGCGAAACAAATTCTTACGCAAAAATTATAGTATTAGGTATTGATATTAGCGTCTTTCAAAAAGAAGACAGCAATCCCATTGCCAGCATAAACATAGAGGTGGACGGAAAAGCAACGTGTACAATAGCCACACAAGAAGAACAAAAAGTTTACGATGACTTACTTAAGTCGGTCATCACTAGCTCATACGAATACGGTAAAAACAAAATATCTACCTTGCTTTATGATATGAATATATACGAGATACCCTTACCGACAATTAACCAAAGAAAGCTGATAAATCTCTACAAAGAGGTAGAGGGTGTAAAAGAGGAGCAATAAGCTCCTCTTTTTATATCGCTCGACGAAGCTGCAACACTTCCGCACCGTCTTTATGCGCATCATTAAGAGCTTCTCCAATGGCTCTGCCAGCTCTCTGAATCTGCTCCATATCTGTATCCGCATAGCGCATCGTCATATTAATATCACTATGGCCAAGAATATCCTGAGCACTCTTAATATCCATGGTCCTAACTGCAATCGTTGCATATGTATGTCTTAGATCATGAAAGACTGGCCTTCTCCCCTGTGTGCCTAGAAGTCCCCATTCTTCCGAGTGCCTCTTCCACCATGCTGTTATTCTCTCTGGCCTAAGATATTCACCTGAGAAGTCACCTAAAACATACATCTCTTCATTAAACGCAATTCCCATCAACATACAGTCTTCAATGTACTTAGTGCGCCATTGCTTAAGAATGTCCACAAGCGGAGCTGGTACGGGCACGGTTCTAGTTTTGCCATTCTTTAAGCCTTTGATGTATGTCTTACCGCCATCATACGAAATTGCGCGGCAGAGGTGTGCTGTGACGTCCTCTGCTTTGAGCTTCACATCTTTCCACTGAAGCCCGCAACATTCCTCGCGCCTCATGCCAGTAAAATATGCCAAATAAGATGCAATGACCATTGGAGAAAGCTCTAGAGCAGCAAGCATAACTTGGAGCTTCCTACGGGAAGGTTCGTCTAGCGGATTTGGCGGTGCAAGTTGGCCCCTAGGAGCCTTGATTGACGCACAGGGGTCATATTGCAGATCTCTAATCGCTACGGCATGGCGTGTACATTGACGTAAGCCATTAAACGCCTTCTTAATGGTGTTTGCTGAGTAGTTGGAGTCATAAAGCCAGGACACATACATCTCAACGTCTGTAATAGTAAGGTCCTGTAAGCGTTTCTCACCAAAGAAGAGATCTATGTATCGGATACTATTCTTGTAAGACGTATAGGTGCGGCGTTCTATTTGCTGCGTGGCCACAAGGCTCTTAAAGTAATTGAGACAGTATGTGTACGCCGAACAATCAAGCCTTGTTGCTTGACTCTGTTCAACAACTTCAACAAACCCCGCATCCTTAACCCATTTCTCAGCCTCGAGCATGGCGGTCTTTTTTCCTCGACCAGATTTATCCGATGGAGCACTCAAAGAGTGGTGCTTCTCATGAATAAGTCCATCTGCTCCACGATACCTCACCCTTGCTTGCCAAACCTTGCCACGCAATCTGACTGAGATATTCATGCCATTTCTCCTTAACGTGCAACAAGTTGGTTGGAGGCGCTGCCTCCAAACTGCCTCCAAACTGTATGGATTGTTTTACTATACACACCGGACAAAAACTTGTTTTTGCAGGTTGTAACAGCACTTATTGAGCGTAACGAAACATAATGAGCGGTAAAAAACATAACTTCTAAACCGCAGGTCGCGCGTTCGAATCGCGCAGGAGGCACCAAAAACTCCAGGTAGATGGCTTGCCGTCTACCTTTTTTGTTAGGCCAACACCGCAAGTGCCCCCTTTTTGCCCCCAAACTGTATGGCTACTGTAAAAGTGGAATACCTGTTCGAATAAAAGTTTTAACTATTTAGATAGGTGATTTTTGCATAAACACTTGCCAATATGCAGGAAAACTAATCAAGAAATTGATGTATTAAATTAGAGGTGCTGTTTTGGGTAAAAAATCCGTTTAGTTGGGGATAATTTTTGGACTTCGGAGTTTTGGCACTTACGTTTTTCCAGTTCAGAAATTTTGTGATAATTTCCGTAATTTTGTCCACGTAAAATTGCTGGTAGAGAGCTTGCATAAAATTCGAGCATTTTTGGATACTCCAACTAAACGCATTTTTTACCACTTTGCCGCCGAATGGCACTCTATCGCTGAAAAATTTCACTCAGACGCACAAAAATACCCGTTCGATTCCACGAAATAGAATCGAACGGGTACTTGGTCAACGAAAATGATGCAAGCGAGGCTGTACCTCAGATA